CGCTGACATATGCACTGAGGAATAGAGCTCGACTGTGTGTTCGTTGGGGAAACAGCCGGATTGTTCGTGGATGAGGAAGTCGTGGAGGGGTGAGTTGTCGTCGAGGGCTTGCCAGTTGCCGGCGAGTTTGACGTCAATTCCTGTCCAGTCGACTTGTTCGAAGAAAGCGATTCGGGAGGGGAAAGCGGTTCCGACCCATCCAAAGTCGGCTCGGAAGTCGTCGGCTGGTTGGTGGCGGTAATGGATTTCGGGGTCGTATGCCTGGGGGACGTACCAGGTGTTGGGTTGGCTTTCCCGAAAGGTATCTAGGTTGGTGGGGTCGTTGATGAATGCGGCGTCGGCTCTGGCAGCGATGGGCTGCTGGGAAGGATCCTCATACGGCGATTCTGTGAGAATCACTGCGATTCGGATTCCTCGAGATCGGATGATGTCGAAGGTTTCCGGTGGGACGAGGAAGGCGGAGGTGATGATGACGAGGTCGGGCCAGAAGTCGAAGCAGGTGGCGCGTAATTGTTCGCCAACCATGCGGGCGGCGATGTGTCCTTTTTCTGTTTCGGGGACTTTGCCTCGGATAGCGTTTTCGGTGAAAGTGATTCGGTCGGAGAGGTTGAAGTTGTGGACTTCATTTCCGGAGCGTTTTAACGCTCGGAGCCATCCGTTGTGGACGTCTGCGACAGAGAATTCGGGGCCGGGTTCTACTGTAAGAATTCGCACTTAGCCGAGAACCTCGAGGTTCACTTCGACGCCCAAATATTCGATGCCGCCGATGGTGAAGGTTCCGGGGTTGTTCCAAGAGGTGACTCGGCAGGAGTCACAGGAGCCGGAGAGGGTCGGGTTGGTGTCGATGACATGGTAGATGGAGTCGTTGCCTTGGCCTAAGAATTCGTCAAGGCGTTCCTGTCCTTTTTGGTCGTCTGCCCTAGTGAGCATGACGAGGACGCCATAGTTGACGATCATTCCGTCGTTGAAGACGGCGTCGTAGGAGCCGGTGCCGAGTGAGACGACAGCTGCTGGCGGCTGGATCTGTGATGGGATCCATTCGTAGATTCGGAGGTTGTCGACGTTTTGGAGGGAGTCGCCGATGCCTGCTCTTACCGATGCGAGGTTCATCCGATGACCAGTCCTTGGCCGCCTGCACGTCGATAGGGGGAGATGAGCATTTGGACGTCAGGGTCGAGGCGGGTGGAGACTCGGATGGCTCCGAAGGCTTCGCCTGCTGCAAATCCTTCAGGCGTTTGCGCGCGTCGGTAAATGCGGGCGGCTTGGATGAGGCAGGCTTGGGCGATTGAGTCTGGGACAGCAGCCCAACCCCATTTGGCGGTCACTTGGATTCGGGGGCGTCGGCCGGTAACAGGGAACAGTTTGGGAATGGTGGCGATGATGGTGTTGTACGGCTGGTTGGAGACGCCACCTATTTCGGCGTTCAAGGGTTCGAGGATGTATTCGGTGGCGGCCCAGGTTTGGTCGAAGGTGCCGTTGTCGCCTGTGTCGGTTTTGATGATTAGGCCGACAGTGGTTGAGAAGTCGTCGACGACACATCGGATATGGGTGTCGGCGTAGTAGACGCGTGCCGACACATCAGCGTCTGTGTAGAAGCGCCGGTTAGTGAAAGCGTCAATGTTTCGGGATGACACTTCGATGGCAGCTTCCATTTGGGTGTCTTCGGCGGTGCCATAGTTCGCCGAGGGAAACAGGTACGCCTTGAAGTCGTTGAGAGTGGTATAGCCGTTAGTGATTGCCATAAAGGCTCCATTTGGTTCGAAGGCGGGTGACGTTTTCGGTCAGACCTGTCCAGCGTTCTGGACCTGATTGTGACTCCAAATGGGTCACTGTTGCCTTTGGATCGTAGACGTTTCGTAGTCCTTTTGCGATAGATGCTAGGCAGAGGTCGACGTCTTCGTATCCGTTCCAGTAGCCGGTGTCGAATCCTCCGAGCTGCCAGAACACTTCTGAACGGATGGCAAGACAGGCTCCGGTGATGGCGTCGACGTCGATGGGTTCTGAGGACCAGTCGATGGTGAGGTTCCATGCTTCGAGTCCTGGGGGCCGGTTGAAGTCGATGGCGACTCCGGCTGATTGGATTTGGCAGTCGGGGTAGATGAGTTTTGGGCCGACGATTCCGACAGTGGGGTCGTCGAGGTGGTTGGTGTGTGATGTCCAGTTGGGGTGGACGATGGTGTCGTTGTTGAGGAAGATGAGATGGTCGGCGGTGGCGTGGCGTGCGCCAATGTTGCAGGCGGTCGCAAAGCCTGTGTTTATTTTCAGGGCATAGGTGGCGAGGCGTTCGGTGCCGTCGGTGGATCCGTTGTCGATGACGATGACTTCGTCGATGGGGTCGTGTCTGGCAATGGAGGCGAGACAGTTTTGGGTTAGTTTCAGCCGGTTGTAGGTGGGGATGATGACGGCGATGGTCATGGCGCCGGGTCTTCTATCAAACCGGTTTCTTCACAGAGTTTCCGCCAGGTGGCCCAAAGGGTTCGGTCGTCGAGTTGGCCAAGTTGCCGCCAGTGCGCCCCATAGGTGGGGTGGAGGTTCGTGGCGTTGTAGGCGGCTGCACCGTTGCGGGCTTTGGTGACGAGCTGCTCGAAAGAGCGGTACTGGTAGTGGCGGTAGTTGAGGGCTTGGCCGGTGGTGCCTGGATGGTTGAAGATGAAGTGGTTTCCGAAGTCGATCCAAACGTCGGGGTGATAGCGGAACGCTACTTTGCCCATTTTTTGGGGTGATTGGCGGCGATGGGTGATTCGTTTAAATGGTGAAGTTTCGGTGGGGTCGTCGTCGTCTGTGGCGATGTGGTCCCAGCCGGTGGCGGTGTAGACGTCGGCGTCGGCTTGGTTGAAGAACTCTTTGAGGGTGCCATCGGTCCAATAGAAGTATTCGTCGGCGTCGAAAGGGAGGATCCAGTCGGCTCCGAATTGACTGTGAGCCATATGGGCTAGGTCAGTCATTTTCTGGTCTTGGTAGTAGCCGACTTCTGGGTCTTCGATGACTGTGACTTTTCCGGTTCGTGTCAGGTTTTGAAGGATGAAACCGGTGTCGTCGATGCTCATGTTGTCGGCGACGATGATGTGGTCGACGCCTTGGTCGAGGAGATGTTGGATTGTCCAGTCGATGACGTCTTCTTCGTCTCGGACCATGGTGATGGCTAAGACTGTCATTTGATTCTCCTGGCTGGTGTTCCGACCCATGTGGAGTTCGGTGGGAGTTGCTGTCGGGGAAGGACGACTGTTCCGGCGCCAATCGTTACTCGAGGGCCGAGGGTGGCAAGGTTGGAGATGACTGCTCCGGCTCCGATTTGGCTGCCGGCGCCGATGGTGACGTCTCCACAGATTGTGGCTCCTGGTCCGATGGTGACGAAGTCGCCGATTTGCGCGCGTGTGATGAACACGTTTCCGTTGACGTGGCTGTGTCGCCCTAGACGGGTTTTTGGGCCGATGGTGGTGTGTGCGCCTATCACAACGCCCGGAAGGGCTTGTAAGGTCAAATGAACGGCTGCTGAGGCGTGGATGGCTATTGCCGCTCCTTCTGCCCTGTCCATTTGTTCTCTGATTCGGCTGTCGTTGTGGCCGATGAGGTAGTTGTCGTACAACTCAAGGTCGAGGCAGGGGCCGAGGATGTCGGGGCCGTCGATGTGGTCGTCGAGGTAACCGGCGAACGGTTGCCCAGAGTTTTTGACGATGGCGGCGATGTCTTGCCCATGGCCGCCAGCACAGAGGACAACTATGGGTTTCACAACTGATAGTTCCGTGAGCGTCGAATGCCGATGTGAATGGTTCGTGGTTCGTCGCCTAGTTCGCCCAAGTATCCGAAGGACCAGCCGTCTTTTAAGAGGTCGGCGGTCAGTTCCGCTTCTAAACCTGCCCGGTAGTCGCGTGCGACACCTATGGGGTACAGACAGGGGTTGAAGGTGAAGAGGTGCTGCTGTTGGACGAATCCGTATTTCTGTTTGAAACGCTCAGGTCCGATTGAGTAAATGCCGCCGGCCTGCTTTTCCTCCGGCGACCAAGGCTGGCGAAGCAAAGCGAT